GTTGGTGGCGCTCTTATTGACCGCCGTTCCGCCGATCACGCCCGTAACCCAAGGGATCAGGGCGGTGGAAGTCTTGTCGGAAGTCAGGCCGTTCTTGACGCTCACAACGCCTTCATAATCGGCCAGCTTGCGGAAAAGAACCACCTGAAACTTCTTGCCCACATCATCACGCATCCGCTTTGCGAAGGCCGCAAACAGGGCGGTGATGGTGGCCTTGCTCTCGGTGCAACCCATAGCGTTGAAGGTGTACGCTTCCGCCTGATCAAGATAGGTCTGATAGTCGGAATCGGCCACGGTGCCGTTGGTGCCGCCCGTCAGGGGCAAGGAAGCGGTCAAAGAAAGGGTTCCGCTGGACTTCCAATCCACATAGGCATTGGCCTTCAGATCGGTGATAGCGGCCACACCTTCCTGAAGATCAACCTGAACGGTTCCCAAGAAGGTTGCCACATCGAACAGCGGCTTCTGTTCTGTGGTGTTTTCATTCGCCGTGATAACGGTACGAAGATCATTACCACGGGTGCCGGGGTATTTGGCCGTTGCGTAGGTGTTAGCCGCCTTCACGCCGCTGGTGCCAAGGCGGAAGAAATGAACGGTTTTGGCGTGAAGGAAGATTTCACGCATAGGCTTCAGTTCATCCGCCGTGTACGCATAGCCGAAAATTTTCTGACTGTTCTTGATAAAGTCAGCCTGTTCCACCGTGAAAATCTTGCCTTCAGGCCCCCAATTCATAGCAAGGGGGATGGTGACAATGCCACGGTCAGAAAGGGTGGCGCTTGCCTGCGCCACAGAAATGAAGTTGATATATGCACCGGGCAGAACCTTGTTCTGCACCAAGAAGGTGCCGCCGCCAAGGGCCATATTATTTCACCTTACCTTTCATAAAGTCATTGATCAGCCCATCAATCTGATCGAAGGTGTATTCCTTCCCATCTTCCAAAAGGACAGACAGAAGATCACGCCGGTCAGCGTAACGCCTGAAGGTCAACACCCGTTCTTTGGGGAATACCACCGGGGCCGTGATGGTCGGTTCCTGTGCGGTGGCGGCTTTCTTTCTGGTAGCCATTCAATCACCCTTTCTTTGGCTCCACAGTAGTTTCCAAGGTTTCCATTGCGGTTTCCTCGGTTTCTCTGCGAAGTGTCAAATTGTAGTTCACGAAGAAGTGAAGAACCCCGTCTTGCACTTCATAACTCATGGAAGTTCCGTGAAGCACATCCCCATTGGGAAGGGTGATGAACTCCAAACATTCCATCAAATCCCCGGCCATAGTGAACAATTCAGCGTTGTTTCTCCCGCTGGTTGGGAAATAGTGAACATCCAGCGGGTTCCGGTTCATGAATCGGTTCTTCTGCAACGGGGAAATGTCAGGCTTCAGGACAGCAATGAAAAAACAGGGTTCCTTGAAGCCCTGTTCCACATCATTCTGATAGATTTTGTACCCGGCTCCAAAGGTGGCGTTCAGCTTCATGGAAACACCTTTGATGATTTCATTGATCAACTGAACACCCCCTTCAAAGCGTCATACAACATATCATTCAGAATGGACGGGGCCAAGGTTTTCACTTCCTGTTCGGAAATCGTCAGCATGAACCGCCCCTTCACCCAACTTGCCTTCAGGGTCTTTCCCAAGGCGGGAACATAGCGCCCCGGTGTTTGCCGGTGGCCGTATTCCACATAGGACGCATATTCCAAATTGTTGATGATGGTCACGGTGTACTGCTCCCCATGTTTTTCAATGGGAAGGATCGTCCAAGCGTCACGCAAGGAACCGCCACGATAACCGGGCCAATATTCTTCCTTGGCTTCATCCGTGGCATACGGCGGAACCACACCAACGGGGGTTCTTTTCTTCACCTTATTCAGAAGGATTTGGGCAATCTTCTTGGCGGCATCCCGGCAAAGCCGATCCATGTCAACTTCCGAAAGCTGTTGAAGGCGTTCATCCAGCTTCTTCAATTCCCGGTAATCACATCGGCCCCATCTTCCCATCAGGCCCACCCCCTGAAGGGTTCAAGCATGATTTCTTGATGGTTGGAGAAAACACCCGGTTCACCGGAACGGGAATAGGTGAAGGTTCGTTCCACATCGTTTGGCCGGGTGACAATGATCTTGCATCCTGCGGGAACCTTCACATCCGGGGAAAGGAACAGCTTCACCACCTGTTGGGCGGTTGCCACTTCATCCCCATTGGTTGAAGTTAATGTTTCAAAAGACAGCTTGCACGGCTGATCCTGAAGAAGCGGCTTTTCTTCAGAATCCGTCAGGTGGGTGACAGGATCGGTGACTTCCTCACGAATGAAGATAGAACACCGATCCTGCCACAACCGTTCCAAGGCGGTTCTTACGGCTTTGTTTACCATACCAGCCGCCTATAACGGTAGATTTCACCAATGCGCCCGTTGATCAGATAATCAATCAGGCTGTTCAACCTCTGTTCAGGGGTTGAACTACCTTCACCAAGGGCAAAGGTAATGTTGGTGTCACCTTCCTGAATGGATTTCACCGCCGCATCCAAATCAAACCCTTCAAGCTGTCCAGAACACTTCTTCATGTTCAGGTATTCGCCCACGGCCATAGAAACGGCCAGACTTTCCAACCCCTCCGGGATTTCGGAAAGGTTGGAAAGGTTTTTGATCCTCCATTGAACATTGATCAAAACCATATCCAACAACGGATCATCAGCGGCCCCCGCCACGCCAAGGGCCGTTAGCATTGCAACCGCTTTATCACGCAACGGGGTTCACCGCCTTTCTTACGCCGCCGTGATTTCGTACCAACCCTTGGTCTTGGGGTTGTCACCGGAATCGGGCGTGACCTTCACATAGCCGATACCGGAAGCGGCGTAATAGGTCTTATCGCTGGAAACCGTGGTGTCAGTAGTGACAGCGGCGGAACCGGTGATAATCTTCACCGCCTTGGCTTCATTGGTCATGGCCGCAAGGTAATACTTACGGGAATAAACCGTGTTGCGGCGGATATTGCCTTCACGCTCCTGTTCCACTTCCGTACCCTTCTTATTGAACAGGGTAACAGCTTCCTTGGTGGCAATGACCACTTTGCCGGTTTCGGCGTTCTTCTTGGTATAAAGGTTGATACCCGCCACAGTACCAACATAGCCAGACTTGGAGAAACCTTCCACATACTTCAGATCTTCCTTCAACGCCTTGCGAAGTTTGGCAACATCGGTGGCATTGACAAAGCCGAAGATAGAAACACCTTCAAGGTTTTCCAGATTCAGCATAGCGGAAGCGTCCACGAAGGTGTTGAAATCCATTGTGGTGCTGACCACCGTCAAAGTAGCCTCGTGGAAGGCTCCAAAAATGTCGGCGTTCACGGTGTTGAACATATCCGTACCAGCGTGACGGGTGCCGGTGGTAATGACCATCGGATCGGTCATGGCTTCCTCGTCATAATACTGGAAACGGTTCTGCGCCATCTGAATCCGGTATTCCTTTTCGGTGTAACCGGCTTCAATGGTCTTGGTGTTGCCAGCACCCATAGCCAGCTTTTCGGTGCCATCGGTGGCCTTGTACTTGTGAATCTTGCGAACCATACCAGCAACGCCGGTCAGGTTGTTGTCCACGGTGCAAAACTGCTGAAGATCAAGGTGGCTCTGGTACTGATCTTCAATTTCGTTGGACAGGAAAAAGTTATCGTAGCAAGTGTTTGCCATTACTCATTACCTCCATAAAGTTCTTTGTATTCGTCAGGATGGTTGACGGAATAGTTGTAGCGATCCAAGGGGTTCATGGCCTTCAGCTTTTCAAGGGTCATGCCGCCTTCAGCGCCATCACCCTTTTCAGCGGATTTGGCTCCCTTGAACTTGGTGCCGGTGGACTTCTCAAAAAGAAAAGCCGTGTCCTTGCCTTCCACCAGCTTCTTGACTTCATCATCAAGGCCCTTGACGGTTCCATCCTCCGCCAATTCAGCCTTGCCGATAAAGTCAGCCAACAGCGCCTTGACAGCGGTGTTGTTCTTGGCCTTTGCGCCGGTCAGGGCCAGTTCAACCGCATTGCTGATTTTCAGATTCTTCAGTTCAGCGGCGTGATCATCGTCCTTCTTCTTATTATCGGCCTGAAGCTGGGTGATCTGATCCTGAAGGGCCTTGGTGTCACCAGAAGCCTTCTTCAGCGTTTCAAGCTGGGTGTCACGCTCTTTGATGGTGTTCTTGGCGGCGGTCAGTTCGGTGTTGACCTCATTGAATCGGGCCTTGGTGACGAAGGAACCGTTCAGGCCCTCCATAACCTTTGTGGCCTGTTCTTCAGTCAGGCCCCATTCCAACAGCTTTTCTTTAGTCATTGTTGTTACCTCCAAAATCCTTTTTTACCGTGGGTTAGGAACCACGATTTTCCCCGGTTCTGTTTACCGCCCACCACC